GAACTTGACCGTGAACTCGGCCAGATCCGACTTGACCTTGAGGCTAACGTAACCCGCCACCGTAGCCGCCAGAATCGCAATGAGAGAGGCAACGGAGGCAAAAAGAGAGGTGAAGTCCGTAGATACTACTCCCGGTGCTACTGCCGCTTGTGCAATTTGATCGAGCATGAGCCTTCCTTCATCGGGGGATAGAGGGTTAAGGGGAATAGAAATAGTACAGAGTCCCATTCTGATCCAGGATCGCGTAACCTCGCACGGCCAGAACATTCCAGACGGCTGATTCTCGCGCCACTTGCTCGGCTAGAAAGTCCCGGCAGGCGCAGTAGGGCGCGGTGTTGCCTGTCAAATCGAGTCCATAGGTCTCCCAGCGGGTCGCCTCGAGGCCGAAAGCGTTGAAACGGATCTCGGTCCAGGCGTAGCAGCCGGCTTGATTCTCTCCCGCACATACGGGCATTAGGGAGAAGAGAGCCGCGAGAAGCAGAAGCGCAATCCGCACTTTTCCCATTATTTCTTGGCCAAGGCTGCGATCCACGCGGGAATATCCTTCATTTTGTAGACTTTCTTAACCTTCGCAAAGAATTTGCCGCTCTGTTGGTCCAGGCGAACATTGGCTTTGAGACGGTACTCCGGCGCTCCGTCTATTTTCTCCATCACCTTCTCGATCCTGATGCTTTTCTCCACCAGCCCGGTCCTTGGATTGAGCTTATGCTCGATGACCCCCCTGGTTTGGCCGGTGTCCTGCTCGATCTCGACAGGCACCTGTTCGAGAGCTTCTGCGATGCTGATCTCGATCTCATCAGGCGAATCTTCCTTCTCGACCGCGATCTTGTTGAGAGCCTGCTGCGCATCCCAATCGGCCTTGCTCGGCAGATCGCGGGTGTGAATGAATTTCTTGTTCGACAGCCGTTCTATCTCGGCGATAGCTCCGTACATATCGACGTTGATTTCGCGGCCGATGAATTCATTGCGCGCGTGGTAGCTCCAGGGGTATTCATAATTCGCGTCGGGGGTAAACAGGCTGAAGTTGTGCGGGCTTAGCGTAGTGACGTTTCCCGCCTCGTCACGGACCTTTAGCTCGCTGGTAACCACATCCTCTGCCCAAAGCTGAACCATATTGGCGGGAGAGGTCGAGGGGGCCGTTCCATTCGCAATTCCAATTACCCTAACTGCATTCGTACCCAGGACGTTTAGCCCGATGCCGATGTTGCCATTGAGATCTAAAGTAATCCGGTTTGTAGGCACCTGCGCTGTGCCAGTTGGAATTGTTCCGATGGCAAACTGATTCTCTCTACACCCTATGTAAAATCCAGGATTGCCACTGGCTCCGAAGGTTGGCGCCGCCGCCGTTCCTCCAGTCAGCCGGGCATTGAAAGTTAGGAATTGATTCGCGGCTCCGGCGTCGTAAATGGCCGCCATATTCATCGCAAAGTTGGCGTTATAGACTGCCCCAGTAAAATAGTGAGCGGGTGTATCATTGCCGGGACTCTGCACGGCAATTGCGATACACTTGTCAAATGTATAGCTCTTAGCACTCCCCACGTAAAAGAACATGTCACCGGCAAGACCATCGCCGATCACGAGGTCATTGGCTTCGCCTACCGGCCCAATCATGTTGTAGCTGGCATCACCTGCATTGTTCTTTCTCTGAATGGAGCCGTTGCAATTCAGGCGGATTGCTCCAGTCGTGGCAGGTGTAGTACCGACGGAAATGAATGCGCCGAAGGCCGGAGAATCCTTAAGATATTCGAGGCTGCCCGTCGCGCCGAGGTATAGATTCCAGACGGAGGCCGGGACGTAATATCCTATCGCCTTATCAACCCCTGCTGTCCATGCCATCGTGGTTTCCTCCTATGGTCCCAAAATCGTCTTTGAATAATCCGAACTTGGCCCAAGTGCGCTCGATCCGAGCCTCCAGAATCCACCGTAGGCTCCGACGGGACTACACTCCATGACCACTTGATGATTCCCCGGCCTCAGTTGATGGCGGATGGCCTCGACAAAGAAATCCTCGTTTATCCCAAGCGTGGCTTGATCTGTTGCGACAATCGTTATCCGATCCGATACATCGCGGACCTGCGCCTCGGTCAGGTGCTCCGTGCTTCTGTTGGCAGGATATCCGATGGTCAAGACTGGAATCGGGCGGGCGTAGATCGTTTTAATCATGCCAGCGTAGTCCCGGGCCGCAGCCGTCGATGGGATGAACTTGGCCGGTGCCGGGTAGGTGTGTTTCAGGTATTTGAGTTGGCTCGCCGTATCTTCGTCCGTGATGATTGCCGTATCTTTCTGCAACACCGCCGTGCCGCGCGCTTGGAGTTTCGTGAGATACGCGACTCCCGTACCACCATTCGTTACGGCGATTTTCATGCTCTTGTCGAACTTCGTCGCAGCAATCGAGATGTCTCCGGTAAGAGGAGTTCCGCCACCATTGGCTTGGGAATTGGCTGCATAGTCCGTCTCGCCACCCGCAACCGTGGGCGTCGTCCATACGTCGACGCCGATGGCCTCCGGTACGCTCGCCCAATTGGGATATTGCGCCCAGAAGTTCAAGGTCTCACCGGCGGAGATAGCCGGCGATGTCGAATCAGCGGATGATTCGGCCAACGTCCACAGAATAGCGATCGCCTGGACTGTGTAGAGTTGGACGTAGACGCGAATATCGTTGTAAATTTCCTTCAGGGGATCCGCTTCCTCGATCAGCCGGTAGCCGAGATGATAACCGCCGCCGCCGCCGCCGCCCGGTCCTTCCGCTCCATCGGTAAACGTCACTTGGGGAACAGTGTGCGCGCCGGAGAATCTGTGTAGCCTGTCCTCAAACGCGATCTTGCCGTCTTTGGTTTCGCGCAGGAATCCGGCCTCGGTCTCCTCGATGTCTCGCAGGGCGTTGAGGGCGTCTCGTCCCTGGCCGAGGATGCAGCGCGTCATGGTGGTTTGTCCGGCGTCGATATCCCTGTATGTAGAGCCAGCGGGCCATCCGGCGTCATCCAGGATCAATCCGATGACGGTTCCGGTAGCTACCGCCGTCTGCATGGCGATGGTTGATTCCTTCTGCGCGATTATTCCAAGCGGTCCCATCCCCCGGAGTACCGCCGTGGCGCGACCACCAATCTGTTTCTGTGGATCGAGCGAAGCCAGAAAACCGGAGAACATCGTGACCGTATCGGGCGCGACCGTCATCGTGATTTTGATCTTGCGGCCGGGAAGCAGCAGGCCATAGAGCGGGCTCGATGTATTGAAAGGCGAGAACCGCTTATCGGCGTTGTTAAGCAGGAGTGTACAACTGCCGGCGATGCTCTTGCCTGTTAGTTGGCTCGCATGGTCGCGCCCGTAGGACCATTGGGCTTCGAAGACATAGGCGGTAATGTCCTCATAGCTGTCCAGAAAATCGTTATCGGCATTCCAGTCAACGTAGAACCCATAGACGGCACTAGGCACTCTACACCCCCCGGAACCCGCCGCCCCGTTTGATTCGCATCCAGCTTTCCGCTATCTTCCGGTCGAGGTCATCCATGCCGTAGAACGTCGCGCCTTCTAGATGGAAGTGTGTATCCCCGCCTCGGTTCTGCGCAGCAGGGATGACGGCCTCCCCCTGGTGAAGCATGTAGGTGCCCGTACGCGGTACGTAGTCCGTGCCCTTGGCAAGGCCGAGGGATGCGACCGAGGTGATGTTGCCCGCGAGATCGCCGCGATACCATTTGCCGCCACTCAGCCAGTAGGAAAGCGTGTCGGTGCGCGCATCGAAGATACCTCCTGTGCGGTTGTAGTAAACGCCTTCGGTGTAGCTGCCTCCTCCGGTCGGTGTCGTGAGTTTGCCTGCTCCAGCGCGATACGGAGTGAGCCATGCCCACTCATCCGGCAACGGGACATCCGTGTGGGTCAGGTAATAGTTCATCAACTCGTCGGTGCTGACGCCGCCCGTCTTCGGGTTGATCACGTCAACAACCGACCTGTTCGCAATTATATTAGTGAAGGCCACCACCGAACTAGCCATCGAGCGCGTGCTGTTACTGACAGTGGTAGTGAAGTCCACCACTGAACTAGCCAGTCCGCGCGTGAAGGTTTCGGTAGCGTCGAGGATGCGCTTCGGCACCGATCCGATAGCATCCCCGACCCGCCCAACAGTTACGCCAAACTCGATTACGGGCTCTATCGCGTCCTTGAGCTGATCCGACCACCTAGGAGGTTGGAAAGTATCTGTAATCCCGCGTCCGGCGTCCAGGCCCGCTGGAGCCCCGCGGGCGGCGTTCAGGGTCACCTGTTTCACAGCCGTTGAGACTGCAGAAAGTTTTGTTGCGAAGTCCGGCATAATCGAAATGAGCGCCTGCGAATTGCCGAATGCCGCGACGAATTGTGCATTCAAAGCCGCCCAATCGCCGGTCGCTGCGCCGAGTTTGAAAGCATCCTCGAAGTTGAACGTGCCCCAGGCGGTCGTGACATTTCGCAGGCTGGCGATGAATTCCTCAACCTTGCCCTGCGCCTGCGCGATCGGATAGGCGATCTGGGTCAGAAACAGAGGTGAACTCGCCAGATCTTTTCTGATTCCTTCGACCTGCTTCATGGTGAAGCCGAGAGCGGCCGCGAAATCATTCACGACGTTCTTGCTAACTTCCAAGCCTCCGAAATCGCGCTTGAATTCTTCAACGAAGTCTCTCACCGGGTTGTGCTTCAGAACCTGCCACAGCGCGATAGCACCCGCAGCGATGGCACCAAAAACGGGGATGGCTGTTGCGAGACCCATGCCCAAGACTGTGAATCCACCGGCGGCCGTAGTCGCAGCCGCTCCAGCTCCAGCCGCCGCCGCTCCACCAGAAGATAGTGCGATTCCCGCCGTCGCCATCGCGGCGCCAGTACTTGTCACGGCAGCAGTTGTTGCTGCAGCCGATGCGCCAACAGCGGCAACGGCTGTCGCTGCCGTCGCAGCATGGGGAACTAAAGCCTTGATGGCCGCCCCGACTCCATCCAAGATGCTCGAAAATCCGCTGAATCCCTTGCCGCTGAACAATCCGGCAATGGCGTCGGCCACATTGCTGAATATCTTCATCAGTGGAGTAGAGAATTTCTCCACGAACATGCGAACGACCGCCGTTAGGAACTCTTGGCCAGTATTCTTGAGCGCTTCGCCGAATCCCTTCCAGTGAACGATTGCATCAGCGATGCCCTTACCGAAATCCGTGAAGATGGTCGATATTTGGTTCTTCCAAACGTCGGCCGCCTTCTTCGCTATTTTTGCCGTCTCCTCCTGGGCCTCCGCCCATTGTTTTATATCCTTGTCGATGAGAGCATCGGTCACGTTCGCCATATCTTCGGCGCTCTCGATAATGCCTTTCGATCCTTGCAAGGCGAGTGTATTCAACGAATCCATGGCGCTGCGGGCCTTGCGCTCCAGGTTGTCGAAGAAGGAATTCAGCGGGGCGTTGGGGCTTAGTTGCAGAGTCAAACTGTTTAGGGCATGCTCGGCGACCGCCATCGTTTCTCTGAAAGTCGGTCCAAACTTCTCGATTGTTTTGGATGTGTCTGAAACAGTCTTATCTAACTCAGTCCACATCTGCACGACGTTGTCCTGCATTACCTCCCTGACATGCACCATCTCCTTTGCAAGTTTCTTCTGCTCCTCGGTTAGTTGGCCCATCACTGCGGCAATATCGATAGTTGTGGGCTTGAGGTTATCGAGGCTGACTTTGGCGGTATCGGTATTCTTCCTTACTTCTTCGAGGGAAGCCGCCGCCTGTTTCTGCATGTCGGAAAAGTGTTGCTGCGCTGCCATGCCGGAGGGATCGATGAACCAAGCCAGATATTCGCCTATCTTCATGGTCGCTGAGACGGTCCGCAGTTTGAATGCCTCCATCGTGCGCCCGACCTTATCCATCATATCGTCGAATGCGCGAAGGTTTTTCTGCGTAACATCGTCCAAGGCAATGCCGTATTTTTTGGTTTCCTCCATGGAATCCCGAAGGCCGTTCTTTTGATTTAGCAACAAGGGGATTAATTCTCGAAGCCGGCCCCCAAGAACTTCATTGGCTTTCTGCGCCCGTTCGGTCGGATCTGGAATCGCGAGGAGTTTGATTCGCACTTCATCGAGCAGTGTTATTGCATCCTTTTGTTTGCCGTTGAGATCTAGGACCGCGATGCCAAGATTCCCAAGGGCCTTTTCGAACGCTTGCGCCTCTGGCTTTCCGAGTTCCTGATTCAACTTACCGATGGTTCGCCCGAGATCGAGGGATGCGAGGCCCGCTTCTTTGGCGATCTGCTGGAGTGCACGCAGATCGTTGGCCGACATGCCGGTAATGGTCGAGAGGTTGTCGAGGGCTTCCTGTGCGTCGGAGGCATCGGACACGAAATGGAATAGCGCGGAGCCGGCCGCCGCAACTGCGACGCCTATGGCCCCCAACCCCACGGCGGTCGGCCCCATCTTTTCAAGCATGCCAACAATGCCGGCCTTGGCAGCTTCAATGGGATTACGCGCGAATTCGATCAGGGATTTGCCGAGGGATTCAATGGAGAGGCCGGTCTTTTCGCCGGCCTTCGCCAGATCGTTGAGTTTGGCGACGTTTTCGGGGACCTGCTGGCCGTTGGCTTTGGCGGTTTCCGTGAAGGATTTTATTTTGTCGCCGAGGACAGCAATGATGTCCGCGTTGGATTTCCCCGCCTTGCTCAGAGCCTCAATTTGAAGCGCGAGTTCTTTGGTGGGATTCAGCGCATTCTCGAAGGACTTCATCATCGACAGGCCAGTGCGGGAGAGCTTCGCACCGTTCTCTTCGGTAGTACGGATGGCGTCTTCTAAACCTTTTTTCAACCCGTCGAAGCTGCTACCTACTTCGAGAAAGGCCCTCCCTATAACTGCAATGGCGGCACCCCCTGACGATTCTGTAATTGTTTATTCTTGCGGCAGATCATGTTTTATTCCGCTTCAGAATTTCCATCTGCTGCTGCAGAAGCGCTCTCACTTCGCGTTCACCCGGCGTCAGTCCGTCGTCCTGTTCGGCGTCGATTGTCGGCAAGAATGCCGATGGCCGAATGGGCTCAACCCCCTCACCACGATTGATGTTGTAGAGTAGACAGGCAATCTCCGCGAGCAGCCTGTCCGTGTGGCCGAATGGTTCGATGAGCGAATAGGCGATCCACTCGTCAAGTTGCGTTGCATCGGCCTCCTCGAGCATCACATCCACGTCGAAGATTCCCAGACCGCGAGCTATCCGGTAAGCGGCAACTCTATCGGGCTGGGCGCGGAGTTTTTTACCGCATCCGCCACACCATCGGTCTTGAGGCCGCTGGCTTTCATCCCCGCGAATGTAAGATCATCGAGAACCTTGGCGTCCATGTCGGCCACAATCGCGAGTTCGTCTTCTGTATCGCCGAAAAGTCGCACACCGTTCTCGTCCACCACGACACGCGAAACGATACGCGCCTGAATCTCTCGCTGGCTATCCTCCTGCGTCTGCTCGCCGCCGGCCGTCTTGAACAGGTCTGCCAAGCGCGCCCGCTGCGCGCCGCTCAGGGAACGGATGCAGACGGTCCCGAGCCCCTCGACTTCGACTTTCGTGATGCGCCGTCTCATCGCCGCGAGGATTGAATCGCGGCTTGTCAACAGATCGCTCATGCAGCTCTCCAAATGAAAAAGCCCGGACGTACCGGGCTGGATTGTTTATGGTTGCGGGACCCGAGATCTGGTCTGGCAATTACTTACCCGGTGAATACCGTCATCGCGCCGGACGATTCCATGGACAGCGTCAGCGTGGCGTACTGGCCGAAGGGTTGCCCGATCGGCAAGGTTGCCAGGACATAGTTGCAACGGAACTCGGGATTTGTCGCCGAGGCAGCGGCAATATCGAGCCGGTAGTAAACCGGGAAGGCCACTCCCGCGACCCATGCCGCAAGCGCGGTATTGAAAGTGCTGCCCGCGCCGCTCGCGGCCATGTCCACCTGCACCGTGAGATCGAGCTTGTGATTCTCAAGGCCCAGCGTCTTGACACGCGCGGCCACGGCTGCGGCGCCGTAGGTGGTAATATCCAGGACTTCCTTGCCGATCGTCAGCACCGCGGACGTGACCTTGCCCGCGAATGCGACGCTGTTGAACAGGACATAGGATGCAGTTACCAAGCCAAAGTTAGCCAAAGTACACCTCCAGAAACGGAAAAGCCCGCCGAGTTGCCCGGGCGGGCTTTATTGATTCAAATTGTGAAATGCTTTATCTGATTGCCATCGCTGCTGCGAACTTAATGGCGCAGGGTTCTCCGCTGACCGTTACGTTGGCCCACGCCCTCCACCAGGTATCAGAAATCGGCCCCGCCACTCTCACCGCGATCTCGCTGCCGATCGCCGCTTTGCTGGCAAAAGTGATCTGCGTCGTCGGGCTCAGGAATGTTTCCAGTGCGTCCGATTCAATCGTCACTATGATCGAGTCGTCCGCGCTGACCTCCGTGACGTGCAACACGGCATAGAGGTATTGCCCGGCTGCTACGGCACCCAATTCCTTGATGGCGGCTGCCGGAACATTATCCGCCGTGACCGCGACGAGACCCGGATTGAGCACG